CTCCTGCGTCATTTCAGTAATGCGCTTGGCTACTTCGTCAGACGTGGCAAATAGTGCTGCCGGGCGTACCAGATTATGGCGTCCAGTCATCCACAAGAAATCGAGCAGAAGAAGCTTCTCCTTGCCTGTCTCAGGCGATAGGCGCGTACCACGGCCGACCATCTGAACATATAGACTTCGGCTCTTGGTTGGACGAAGGCACACGATACAGTCCACCGCGGGACAGTCCCAGCCTTCCGTGAGTAACATAGAATTGCAGAGTACTTGATACTTTCCGCGATTGAAGTCTGAAAGAATCTCCTCGCGGTCTTCGCTTTGGCCATCCACTTCGCACGCCGTGAGCCCGCGCTCGATAAGCTTCTCTGTGAACTTCTTGGCCGTTCTAATAAGCGGCAGAAACACCACTGTCCTTCTGTCTTGGCAGCGCGTAACCATAGCGTCCGCGATTGCGTCCAGATACGGCTCTAGGGCGTCTCCAAGCTGTCCCGCTTGGTAGTCTCCATGCGTCACTGATACGCTCGACAGGTCAACCTGTAGAGGTACCATTTCCGCTTCAATGGGACACAAATACCCGTCATTGATGGCGTGCGTCATGTCGTACTCGTAAGCGATGGAGTCGTACACTTCGCCGAGGTCTTTGCGGTCTGCTCTGTCGGCGGTTGCGGTAACGCCCAAAACGTTGGCGCTCTCAAAGTGGTCGAGGATGCGGGTGTAGCCTTCCGCGAGTGTGTGGTGAGCTTCATCAACCACGATACAGTCGAAGGCGTCTGGCCTAAACTGTGACAGCCGGCTCTCGCGCATAAGCGTCTGAACCGAACCAACCGTGACCGACGTCCAGGAGTTTAAGCTTGTATTCTCCGCTTTTTCCAGTGCACATTTCAGATTGGCAGTTTGCTCAATCTTCGTCGCGGCTTGCTCTAGAAGCTCACCGCGGTGCGCCAGGATAAGGGAACGCCCGCCGCGTGATGCCACACGACGGACGACCTCGGCGAAGCATATGGTCTTACCCGTTCCGGTTGCTTGAACCAGCAACGTGCGCTTTCGACCTTGCTCCCACTCTCTAAACACTGACTCCACCGCCTCGACCTGATAGGGTCTCAGCTCCATAATTACAACCCCTGATACTGGCTAGGCTGTGGCGCTACCTGCCCAGGTTGTACAACGCTCTGTGCAGGAATTGTGGCCTGCTGTGGCTGTGGTGCATACACTGGCTGAGCCTGTGGTTGTGGCTGAGCGTAGTATGCAGCGGGAGCGGCCTGTGGCATTGGAGCTGGCGCGGGTGCGGCTGCAGGTGCGTTTGCTGGATCTGGAACGATAAAGTCGTCCACTTCGTTGTAATCCTTGCCATTGTAGACGCGCGTCTTAATCTTGCACTTGCCGCTCTTGCCGATGATATTGTTCCAGTCAACGTGGAACTTCTGGCCTGAAGTGCTTCCCGCTGGCATGTCGCCGATAGCCTTTGCGAACTTGGAAAGCTTGAAAGCCACCGTGCTGGACAAGAACAAGTTAGTAAATACGGTGGTCTCCTGGACGCCATTGGAACACCTGAGTGTCAGCTTGGCCATAGAACATGCGTCCATCTTCTCGCTGCCGTCGAAGTGGCCACGTTCAAAGCCTGTGATGGTGAAGTCGTAGACGCCAGGCGTGAGCAGAACAAACTCTGGCTCTCCTGGGTCGATAATCTCGTCGTCCCAGCCGATTGCGTAACCTTTAGTACTAGCCATGTTTTCTCCTTTTTCTAGCTAATAAATACCGATTTAATTGAATGGAACAGGCGCGCTCTTTGCCGCTTCAACGGCGCGCGCAGGCAGGATGTACTTGTTCATGACGGTGTCCCAGCCACTCACGAGGTAATCTGCGAAGCCTTCCGGGTAGTCCACAGGCGCGCACTCTGCGGGGAAGTTGCCCGTCTTGCCGACAGCGTCTCGAAGCTCTGCGTCTGTAACTTTGTTGGCCACCATCAGATCTACAAGCTTCTTCATACGCTCCGGGTAATCTGGCGCGCTGTATTCGCTTGTTGTGGCTGTTGTGGTCGGCTCAGTCTGTACGGGTGCAGCTGGCGCGGCTGGCGCGGCTGGTGCAGCTGGAACGGTTGGCGCGGCGGCTGGCGCGGTCTGTGGAGCTGTAGGAGCCACCGGAGCTGCTGGAACGGCTGCAGCTTGCTCTGCCACCATGTCCGGGATAACCGCGCTAAGTTGCGCTGGCATCTCGCCCAGCTTCAGCGGAAGCTCGTCAGGCAATCCGAAGCGATTCTTTGCGTCCCATGTGGGAGCGTGCGTGGTACGAATAACACGCGCTCCGCCTGTCGCCTTAGCCTTGCCGGCCTTGTTTGTCTCGACGTAAGTCTTATAGTCACAGAAAAGGACCATGTCCGCCCACTCTTTTACCATGGGCGAGACTTGCTTTGTGAGCTTCAACTCGAAACGGTCATAAGCACCTGACTCGTCAGGACGCTCAAACTTTCGCATGGTTGAGTGTCCCAGGACTACAACATTAATGCCTGAAGCCGCGATGTCCGTGAGATAGTCGAGCAAGCGACCAAACTCCTCTTGAAGGATGGTATAACCTTTACCATAACCCCATTCTTCGATGCTCTTCTTACCGTCGCGCGCCATGATGTACTCCGCGCACATGCGCTCGGCTGCGTCCATGGTGTCGATAACTACCGTAGAACACGGAATCTCGCGGTTCTTGATGGCCGTAAGTTCCGCGCGAAGCATCGACCAGCTTGAAGGTGATTCAAGTCGTACGACTGGCAGCTGGTTTGTGCCACCCTCCAAATCGATGAAGATTGGGTTTGGCCACATAGCCGCAAGCGTGGACTTGCCAATGCCCTCGGGGCCGTAAATCAGCGTTTTGATAGCGGTACGCTGCACACCGCTAATGACGTTAAACTGTGCCATTAGAGTCCCTTCCACTGTTGAGTTGCTGGTTGCGTGTCTGTGGTTGGCTGAACCGCGTCGCCGTCCCAATCAAGCGCGTGGGACTTCTCCGGAGCTGGCTCTGCGATGTCTTGGCCTTCAATGCGACCGTCCACAATTACCACGGTGCAGGAGTCGTCAGTGGCCACGCGGGTGCCGATGATCTGCAGTCCCTCACTCTTCGCCCACTCACCGAATTTCTTGAGCTCGTCAGTGTCGAACTGCTCAAGCTTATCGACCAACACAAAGCCACACTCTGGCTTAGTGGTGCGAACGATTGCGGTAGCTACGACCAACTGCTCTGCTCCGCTCATGTCGCCCCATGTATGATCCTTGTAGGTGAGCGCGCCCTCGTCATCAATGGACAGCTCCGGCAGTGGTAGTGGTGCGCCGTCAAGCAGTCCGCGGCGCTTTGCGCGCAAATCTTCAAGCTTCTGTGTAAGACCGTCGTACTCCTGCTCTACGCGCAGGGCTTCGGCGTCCGCTTCTGCCTTGGCTTGGTTATCGCGCACATGATTGTTAATCGTCTCAATGTTTGCGATGGACGTCTCAATCTCTTCGGTGCTTTCAAGTACCAGCTCGGCGGTTGTTTGTGCTAGAACCTTCGCCTTTTCTTCAGCTTCCTCGGCTTCCTTCGTGCGTCTAGCCAACTCAGCGCGCGCTTCTGTGAGTTGGCGCTCTAGGTCTGCCACGCGCATATTGGTGGCACTTACCGCCGTGCGTGCAAACTCCGCTTTCTTTGCGGTGTCTTCCGCGTCTTGCTTGGCTTTTAGCTTCTCGCCGTTGCGCGCCAGGATTGCTTGCTGCTCCTGGATAAGCTCGGCGGCGCTTACAGGCGTGGCTGGCGCGTCATCATGGTGTGGAAGCTTCTCAGCGTGTGCGCGCTTTGCCTTGGCGTCTCGACCAACCAGTTGGCGGTCTTGGAAGGTTGCGCGAATTGAACCGTCAATCTTCGCGAGCTCCGCGTCAATGCCAAGCGTCTGCAGAAGCGCGGTTGCTTTGTCGGCGTCTGAGCTGTTCATGAAGCGTGGAATATTGAGCGCCAGTTGGCTGATGAAGTCGTTCAGTAGTTGCTGGCCGGCTTTCTTGCCCGTCGTATCGGTAACGTGAAGCGAACCGTTCTTACCCTTACGCTCAACCACGATGCCGTTAGACAGCTCAACGCGCAGCCTTGCGGGTGTTGCTCCGCCTTTACGGTTTGGATCGGCTGGCTTCATCTTGTCGCCGCCCAGCGCCCATGCGATGGCGTCAAGTACGCTCGTCTTGCCCTGGGCGTTCTTGCCGCCGATGACCGTGAGACCGTCCTGGGCTGGTTCCAGCTCGACGGCGTGAATACGCTTGACGTTTTCAAAGTCAAGCGATGCGATTTTTACACTCATATACTACCTACTCTCT